AGGAAGGATTTTTAATTTTCTTTGACATACGGTTCGTAATTAGAGGAGGCCTCCTCCTCTAATAGTTTCTTAGCGCGTCTCAGTTCCCGTTCATACTTACGTATTTTTCTATCCTCGTTCCTTAGTTGTTCTGCATCTACATATTCAATAATACCTTTTGCGGAAATCTTCGCACGAGGCCTCTGTAAAGCATAACGAGTACCTTTAGACGAATATGATAATAACGACGGCTTTAATTTTCCCGATCGTATCCGCGCCCTTCTTCTTAGAGTGGCCTTATTCATTTGGCTTAGAGTGACTCCACCTCTAAGTTTACGTGTTTGTCCCATACTACTATGTTGAGACATTTTTATGTATCATATAGCGTATATAATAGATACGCTATATGATACATACACAGAGAAGGACCCGCCGTTTAAAGTACCAAATGTAGCGTGGACTCCTTCTGGATATTATAGTCGGCGAGTGTGCGTCCATCCTCCAACTGTTTTCCCGCAAAAATGAGACGCTGCTGGTCCGGGGGGATTCCCTCCTTGTCCTGGATCTTCGCCTTGATTCCCTCAATCGTATCGGATGACTCTGCGTCCAGCGTAATCGTCTTGCCGGTCAGCGTCTTGATGAAAATCTGCATTCTGTTTCTACTGTGGCGATAGAACTTTATAACTGCCCCAAGCCATCCCTCTACCTGGCGTATAATCATGATGCGCCATTTCTACAATAAGACCCTGTTCAATGCCCTCTAACCACGCCTTGGTGGGTCCGACGTTGAAAGAGGCCGTCCAACCCTCATTATTGGAGAACATCGTGTCATCCATAAGAACAAGCGTGTTTTCATGGGCGAAGCGCTGACAGTTCCATAGGTCAGCCTTTGCAATCTCGTACTCGTGGCCCCCATCAATAAAGATAAGGTCGTACTTTCTCTGGTTATGCGCCGGAATGCTCTGAGTACTATCGCCTAAAATAAGCGTGTGCCTAGAAGGATAGGTCTTATCTATGTATGTTTTGGCAACGGCACAGTAGTCGTGTGCGCCCAAATCAAAACTCGTGAGCTCTAGCAGCGGATTCGTATCTAGAAATATCTCGGCAGAGTGGCCGGCGTTGAATCCGATTTCCATCGCCGTTTTTATATTGGAATTGTCTATCAACATCGTCAGGTCGTACACCTGTTTCGGAATCTGTTGGCTGAATCCCTCAATTGTATTTGCAAAGAATCCCCGTTCCTCTAGATATTCCACCAATGCCATATACAAGTCTGCATATTTTTATATTCGTATAAAAACTTGGCGGCAAATAAAAATTGTACCGGCCGGTTTCTTTCTAACCAAACAGTATCCCGAATGTCATCCTCTGCAGATATCACTACGAAAAAGTCTCCCGTTCTTGGTGGAAAGAGTGTCATAAAGACGACATCCCGGAAGAACTCTTTGGCGGAGGAGGTGGCTGCACCGCCGCCTCTGGCTTTGGCCGCCGCCGCTGAGCCTATTGCCGACGTAGAAGCGAAGGAGCCCCTCTTAGATGAGAACGAGGACCGCCATGTGATTTTCCCCATTCGGCACCCCGACATCTGGACAAAGTATAAGCAGCACATGGCAGTCTTCTGGACACCGGAAGAGATTGACCTGGCGAAGGACATGAAGGACTGGGAGAAGTTGAGTGAGAACGAGCGCCATTTCATCAAGCACATTCTCGGCTTCTTCGCCGGCTCGGATGGGATTGTGATGGAGAATCTGTCCACTCGTTTCAGCCGTGAAGTACAGTGGCCCGAGGTGCGCCATTTCTACGCGTGCCAGAATCTGCTGGAGGCCGTTCACGCTGAGACATATTCTCTCCTCATTGACACGTATATCAAGGACCCCCAAGAGAAATCCGATATGCTGCGTGCGACCAAGACGATTCCGTCCGTGGAGAAGAAGGCGAAGTGGGCGATGGAGTGGATCGATAGTCCTGAGGCGAACTTTGCGACTCGTCTGCTCGGCTTTGCGGCGGTGGAGGGCATCTTCTTTAGCGGCGCCTTCTGTGCGATTTTCTGGCTGAAGCAGCGGGGCATTATGCCGGGTCTGACTCTGTCCAACGAGTTCATTGCGCGGGACGAGGGGCTACACACGGACTTTGCTTGTCTGCTGTATTCGAAACTAGTGAATCGTCTGCCGAAGGCGAAGGTCCACAAGATTCTTCGTGAAGCCGTAAAAATAGAGAAGCATTTCATCACGAAGGCGCTCCCGTGCGAGCTGATTGGAATGAATGCGGAACTGATGAAGACCTATATTGAGTTCGTGGCGGACCGGCTGTCTCTGCAACTCGGCTACCCGAAGATTTACGGGGCGACAAATCCCTTTGATTTCATGGAGCGTATTAGTCTGGAGAACAAGGACAACTTCTTTGAGAAGCGGGTGTCCACGTATGCGAAGGCGAAGGTGGGGAAGGCGGCGGATACGATGGAGTTCTCTACGGCGGAGGCGTTTTAGAACTGATACTTAACGGTATTTTGACAGAATATATTCCGGTATCTCTTTTTGAATTGGACTATTTTTCGTCGGCTTTAGAGTGTTAAGATTAATAGTATAGGCTGATTTGGTGGGAAGGCCCTCCAAATCACATGGAGAACTTGAAAGGAACAGAAGCATTGGCGGTGTTGGCGCATTTTCGTCAATATAGGGTCTGTGCACTGGATTATTATGAATTAACCACCCGCCGCCAAATTCAGAGCATTTTATCCACTCTGGTTTCAAATATTCTATGTTATCATCTCCTACACGTGCTGTGTCTAATCCTGCTTCCTTTCCTATTAATTCTGCGTCTTCCCGGGTAAGTGTTTTACCTGATTTTAGAACATACCCATTTGTATAATGGCTTATATGCTTCGTATTTCTCCCCTCTCTGGGCATTTGATTTACGAATTAAAAATCACGCTGTCAAATTTTTTTACAGGATCAGCCACTTATACAGAACAACGAACGGAACTAGGAAGAGAAGGGCCACGGACACCACAAACACAATAAGCATTGCGTTCTCCTGGCCGATTATCTCCGCAAGAGGCCCAAACGATTTGCGGCTGAGAGTGTCCCACTGTCCAATAAGTATACAGGCCAGCGAGAGAGACGTAATCCAGGTCGCGCAGAGGATGTTGTAGGGAAGGTTGGATGCGAACTCGTGGATGAGATTTACAAAGAGGGCGAATGCGAGAGTGTATGTAATGAGCGTCATGGGTTTCAGCGCAGAAAGTTTGATACGAAGGACTTCCATGGGGAGCAGGACTTTCGGAGTTGGTCCTGGGTGTTTCAATTTTTCACAGAGAACTAAGAAAAATTGAAATGTTTTGACGAGGTGAGGCTGTTAGTGAGCGATGCAAGACTGCTGTATAGAGGCCTATGAAGATTTTATGGCGGCCCGGAAAAAGTGTAGTCCATGCTACAAGGTCATTTGGTTTGCCCTTGTATTATGTATTCTTGTAAACGCAGGCGGGGTGGCTCTGCTCGCATATTCGGACCAACGAGCGGGCCAGATTATACTTTCGGCCGGCGCTTCTGGCGCACTCGTGCTCTGTTTCGGCGCATCTATGATATGTATTGGGGGCTGTGTGCGTCCTGAGAGAGCGCTTCCGGTGTCGGCAAAATAAAAATTGAACGGGAGCGGCCCGCTGTGGCTATTACAGCTATGCCCGGTTGTTACAGCAAAATAGGACATCTCTACGGCTTAAAGAACGATGCGATGCAAGGTATGTGCAAAGTCGGTATGACGTATAGGACGCCTGAAGAGCGAGCGAATGAACTCTCTCGAGGAACGGCAGTTCCATTGCAGTTCGATGTTGTGTGCACTATGAAGGTGGAGAATCCGAAAGAGAAGGAGGCGATTCTTCACGAAATGTTGGGGAAGTCTCACGAGAGGGTTTCCGCCAACCGCGAGTTCTTTCGCGTTTCACCTAAAGAGCTTCGTACCGTCTTTGAGCGCATGAAAGCCGAGTGGTCGGTCGAAGTTCGTGCTGAGGAAGAAGAGGATGAGAGGACGATGCGGCTGATTCGTCGTCGGTTGCAACGGGAGTGCGGGTAAAGAAATCTAAAGATATGAAAAAGTTCTTTACGCACGGCCAGCGCATTCGTCATAGAATCGGTATTAACAGGATCTGGACAGGCGCATATGATTCTTCCAGGAATGGAATCGTGTGTGACGATACGTTCTACGGTTCTCTTTCCTTATTTGCGAGGAAACATAATGAAGTGGAACTATCTCATCGTTTGGCAAGTAATGAAAACGGGTGGGAATACTGTGAGTGCGAGGTGGACGGGATTTGGGTCTCTGCGGATTCTCTGCGGATTCTCTGCGGGCTTAGATGGGGCCATATTTTTTTCGGAAAAATTGAAGGGCTAAGAGTATTCCACTATGTAACACCACATGCAACCCACAGAGGAGCAACAGAAAATCCTGGACAATACGGAAAATTCCCTCCGTATTCTGGCCGCAGCAGGCTCTGGAAAAACGACTACGATGGCCCAAAAGGTGCGGGACGAAATTGATTCTGGGCGCTGTAAAGCCGAGGAAATCTGTTTCACCACCTTCACACGCTTTGCGGCAGACCAGATTCGGCAGAGAGTGAAAAAGGTCATGGGCTACAAGGTGAACATCCTCTGCGGAACGTTCCACTCCATCATCTACAAACTCCGTATGCGCGCGGGTCTATACACGAGCAAACCCGCAAATCTCTACTCGGAACGCATGGAGGTCTGGGTGGAAGAGTTCATGACCTTTCTCCGTGAGAAGAATCCGGAGTTAATCAAGCTACTTCAGACCTACAAGGTGCTCATCGTGGACGAGTTCCAGGACTTGGACGAAGTGCAATTTGACTTCATTGCGCTTTTCAAGCAAATTCAGCCGACACTCCGCATTCTCGCAATCGGCGACCTAGCGCAGAACATTTACCGCTTTCGTGGAACGTCCAACGAGTTTCTCCGTACCAGGCTCCACAAAGAGGTCTGTTCGGATCTGAAGACCTTTGAACTCACCACGAATTTCCGCAGTACGAAATCCATTCTCAGGGTCGTCAATACACTCTTCGCATGGGAGATTGAACACAAACACATTCTCCCGATGATTCCTGGGCCGGCTGCGCCAGAGGGTAAGAAGCCGGTCTACTACGAATACGCCCGAAATCCCGAGTCGGGTATGGGAGCGTATGAAGAACTCGTAGCGAATACGCTGTATCCGATGCTTGTAAGAGCAAAGTCCGAGAGCAAATCCATCGTCCTCATCTTTCCAATTATGAGATGCCAGTCGTTCGAGCTCATCATGGCGCTTTTGAGACACAAATCAAAACAGGGGGGGTTCAATTTGGACCTGCACAAAATCGCCAAAGAGGATGAATCGTGCAGCACCATTTCCTTCCGCTACGATATCCGAGACCCGAGTTCGCCAGTCCAGTTCTCCAGTATCCACTCTTCAAAGGGCTTGGAGTGGGACATCGTTGCGCTGATTGACATGAGCGACTATATTTATGAGCTGCGTGGAGCGGAGGACTGCGAGGCCTTCTACGCGGAAAAGACGAATCTCACCTATGTCGCCATTACTCGGGCCGCAGAGGAACTCTATATCTTCGCAAACCTGAATGGCAGTGGAAGACATCGCAAGTTTGCGGAACTAGGGGATAGGCTGGGCGACATCTTTGAGGTTGTGAAGTGGGGCGAGACTCCGAAAGACTGGGAGGCGGGTCGGCGCAAACCTATTGGGGTCACCGAGCTCATCCGTAAATTCCCACAACATCCGGACCTGTTTGAACGGGTTCGTGCTTGTAGTGAGCATATACCCTATAAGGGTATGGACGGACAACCTATGGTGGGGTCGGGCGTATACGAGGAAATGAAAATGCGCAATAGGGAACTTGCGTTCGGCACATTCATTGACTGGAAGATGAAAAAGATGCTGTGTGGGGCGCAGACGATGCAGGACGTCATACTCGAGTTGATGAGTTGCTACCCCGATGGGAAATTCTTCTATAGGGGGGATGCTTACGAAGACCTGTGGGTGCGACTGGCGAAATTAGATGTGTATTTCATGAATGCGGGGAAGAAGCCTCTTGCACCTCTGGAGCAGTATGTGATCGCATCCCGATATATGGGGCTGAGTTCGGCCCGTTTCTTCGGGCTTGTTGACAGTTTTCGGGATATTTATAAGGGTGTGGAGCGAGCTATTATTCGGGCGGCGACTGCTAAAGAACCGACGGTGCGAGACGAATATATCATATCGCAGATGAGGAATTTCTACACTCGGGGCTCTACGAGCGAGATAACGGCGTTTGATGCGCCGACGAAAACCTATATGGGGATGCCTGAAGGGCTGGACTTGTTTGTAATGGAAAATGCGGAGCAGGGCGCTCAGATGATGCGGGCCTGTTTGCAAGATACGGGGGCGACTGGGGAACTTCGGGGAGATGTGTGCTTGGAGTCGGCTAGTCTCATTATGGGCGAGGCGGACATCGTCTCGGAAAATGGGGTTCTGCTGGAAATCAAGTGTAGTATGGCCACGAAGGCTGTGGATATGCGGGACACGGGGAACTGTAAGCACCTACTTCAGGTTCTGTCCTATGTCGCTTTGGCACGACACGGGACAATCCCTGTGAAACTGGAGATGGCGTGTATTGTGAATCCGTTGACGGGGGCGTGGGAGCGCTATGACCTGTCGGCGTGGACGATGGAGCAGTCGGCGGAGTTTATGGCGTGTCTGGAGGAGTTGCGGGAGCGGGGGTGAGGGGTGGTGTCATCCCATCATAAAACAGCTGAATAATTTCCACAGTCTTTTCGGGTATATTATCAATCCAATACTGGATTTGCCTTTTAAGACACAATAATCTATTTTCCCAATCATCACGCCTATCTTTTTTAACGACTGCCATGCCCCTACCATCCAAGCCCCAACAGGATGGTGTTTTATTACCAGAGCCATCAATGTATTTGTCTGGATTAAAGCGAATAAACACTATCGGGCGGTGCCCCACATCCCTCGATATTTCCATAATCCGCCTGTTTTCACAAGCGCATTCATATTTGTCGTGTTGGTTTTCATCAGTCTCTACAATGAGAAGATGTGTACCCAAATCGGCAATGTCATCTGGGCGTCTCTCAGAGCATCCATCTAATACACGTTTATCAGATATAAATGATATATCTGGAAATGCCCCCTTTATAGATGATGATACGGCTGTTTCTTTGGTTTTATAATTCCTGGAATTTGGCAAATCCGGATGAATATAAACATGACATCGCAAACAATACCCCATATATTTATCTATAGCCCGAGTTCCACATAATAGAGTTTTACAAAACGTGTGCTTGATATCGACATCACATTCCTTTCTATGACGTGAACACCTTAGAGCACTTATTTCACCTTGTGGAGCGTATGTTGGAATGACATCGCATTCAGGCGTTTCGCACTTTCTAATTTTTGTAATAGAGTTGTCCGTTTTATGAGTTGAACAATACCTCATATTTGAAATTGTATCTACGTATCCGGGCTGTAAAGCACAACCTATGTGTTCACATTTAGGATGAATTACATCCACCATTCCCGGCTTTTTGTGCTCAGCACAATACCTTCCCAAGGCCTCCCCTTTTATATTGAAACTCGGTTTCTTAATACATGATACTTCTTCGCAGGTGGGATCTACAACATTGACCATCCCCTCCTTTTTATGTGTAACACAGTATTCTGCTTTTTTGCCTGGAATACCATATGACGGTCTAACCAGGCATTCGTCCTCTTTACAGGGTGGGTGGGCAACGTCAATCATACCCACTTCTTTATGTTCAAAACATCGAGTAGGTTTCCTCTGACCTTTTATATTGAAATTTGGCCTCTTACCGCATCCATAAATTTCACATTTCAGATTTTTTACATCCACCATCCCCGCTTTTTTATGTGCTTTACAATATAATCCAGTTTTCTCACCTGGATTATTGAAATTTGCACGAGTTTTGCACCCATCTTCTATACAAATCGTAGGCATCCACCCGCTCTACAAAGGTCTAATATAAACCTCTGTATAGCGGCCCCCTCAAATTTTCACCGCTTACACCACCTCCCCAAAGCTATTCTTCCCCGCAAAATAGCCGTCCATTATGTGTGAGACAGAAGGCAGTTGCGCTTTCCGCTCCGCAGAAAGGCCATCCCGCCACTGCTCATACGCAAACGCAAGCCGAATATTATTCTCATTAAGAACAGCCTTAAAAGCCTCCAGGCTCATCTTACTTGCGCCAGGATGCAGGAAATCATACCACGAAACGCCAGTAGGGCTAAGAGTATTCCACTATGTAACACCACATGCAACCCACAGAGGAGCAACAGAAAATCCTGGACAATACGGAAAATTCCCACCCCATTCTTTGGTTGACAGGCTCTTTATACATTGTTCCAGGATATCTCTCCTATTCCAAGGGATACTCTTATCATGCCTCTTCTTGTTTTTTATTGGCCCTCACATCGTTTATACAACATAGTATTTCTCATCCTAAATTACTCATTGTAGACCAGGCGGCGATGGTGAATTACCTCATCTGCTCTTTCTATATTGGATTTGCCTATAATGTCTCGCCAAAGATAATATGGCTGGGCGCAGTAACAGTCCTATATTCTGCGTATGCGTACGTGCTAGGTAAAAAATACGGCATTCTCGTATGGAGTAATGACGTGGCGACAAGAACATTCTATCATTCGCTCATGCATCTTTCAACCAGTTCTGTTGTGTATTTCGCCATACAAGACGCAAGTAATTAATTTAGACCGATAGGCATTTTAAACGCGCACACGACGACATAAAACCCCGTCCAAACAAAAATTGAACATTTTTGGTCCCTAAAACCAACCCAAAAATGGGCTTTGACCTCTTCATATCCGTCTCCTTCCCCTTGTGTCCAGAATCAGGCCTGATGTACGACTACAACGAAGACCTGACAAAGACCTACAATCTCAACAACGTCCGAGTCCCGCAACACTTGCGGCGATTCCTGAAACAGCGAGGGCATCATCTGGCACTCTACACCTCTAGAATCACCAACGAGTACTCCACAGGCGCCGATAATTTCCTAGACAAGTTTCCTGATTGGACCGAGATTGCGGACGACAATGACTACGAGGACTATAAGGATTTCTGGACCGAAGAGGATCACAACCTGTTCAAGGAGACGCTCGCCTGGCTCGTAGGACAAAAAGTGAATGCCATCGTGTCCTGGTCCTTCTAGAAAGACAGAACAGGCAATTTATAAATGTAAATGTGATTTTCCTTTTCTACGTACATATACGTCTTTCCCGTCACCTTGTCTTCTGGAACATCTATGTCGGAGCAAATTGGGCCGCCACCTAGTTCCAGCATCTGCGCTTCCACCTCGTACTTGTGCTTTTCTTTCACAGCGGCCGCCGCAGAGGCGAAGGATGCATAGGCGACCTTATAAGGCTGACCGTTCTCAACAACGACGTAGACGGCGTTCATCTTGTGTGCTAAGAGATGAGGGTTACGGAGTTCAATTTTTACCATGACCCATTAGATGCGTTCCTACCGGTTTCCCAGACGCTTCAGTCGCGCATACTGCAAAAAGACCCCATGCGGAAAAATGGGGTTTACACAGAAGGCATCGTGCCGTCCGTATAAGAATTGCTATAAGAATAAGACGAGAAAGGGGGGTAGACGTTAGTTACACTCCTCAGACGGAATCTCAAACACGACCTCCTCAACCCCCTCGGGTGCCCGCTCCTCCACAGAAATCACGTCCCGTGCCCACGAACCCACGAAGTACGGTGCTTCATAAAGGTCTCCACCACCACGCCCGTTCCCCTCCACAGTCATCAAAGGCAGCGGATGCAGCGACTGCATCTTGCTCTTGTCGAAATATCGCTTCTTTGTGTGATTCACAAGGAACCGATATTTCACGGCGCTCTTCACGTCAGGGCGGATTAGTTTCGCATCGTCACACAACTCGTGCAGATTCTTATCCAGCCCTGGCTCCTTGTCCGCGTAATCGCCCGCCCACACGACCCGACTCTTGTAATAAGGGCCTTCGGGACTCAAGAGGAACTCAACGGTATTCACGAAATCGCTATCAAGATACGAGTGCTCCATCAGCTTCACACCTTCGCCGTATGCGTTGGCGTTCATCCACGCAACAATATTTCCATCGGCGTCCAGAATGACGGCGTAGTAGTATTGACCCATGCTTGCTTATTTAGAGGATGTGGGTAAGTGTGTTCAATTTTTAACGAACCTCCTTCCACATGAGCCCCATCAAATACCGCGCGCCCTTTGCCCACGCCACCGGCTGAAAAATCTCCTCTCGCAAATCCCGCACGAATTTCTCCGAAAATCCAACTCCCTTCGCCCTCTCCAAGACCTCCTTAATCTCAATCTGCTTCCCTTCCCGAGCCTCCGTGCATCCGATGAGCCACGTCACAAACGCCTTCGTCCGCCCCTCACAATCCGCCAAACAATGTTTCTGGAACACCGTGCTCGGCAAATACGTCTCCGTCTCCTTCGCAATATCCGCCGACTGCTCCTCGTCCCCTAGAGCCACCCGCAACAAGGTCTCCAGATGTGCCTCGGACTCCAAGATATAAGACTGGAACTCCGCAAACATTGCGTCCGTACGCTTCTTGTGCGACATCAGTGAATTCCGGTGCTTCCCTACAGAACTCGCGTGCGTTCTCAGCAGATTCGTAATCAGATTCGTCTTCAGCTCCAAGGCCCGCACCGTGTCCGACTCGGACGCCACCGGGCGTCCAAAGGACTCCACGACCTGGAAGAAGGGTCGCAGCGTCTGCAGATAAAACACGACATCGTCCCGTCCAAGAAGATTGCTCAAAAAGAGGATGAAGCGCCCGTCCTCCAGGAATTCAATATCAATGTCGCCGCCTCGTGTCTTGCCCACAATTCCTGTGCGTAGACTCGTCAAGACTCCTCCGCGCATATTCGGATGTAGGCGCATATCACGCCGGAATTTCTCCACTTCCTCCGAGGTCACCAGACGGCCATAATTCTTCACCTCCCACAAATACTCTTGGTCCGGTCCCCTCAGCATCCGAATATCGGCCGTCTGGGCGTCCTTGGAGACCGTCAGCACACTACAATCATAGGCCTTCTTCAAGAAGCCCTCCACGAAGAATTCGCCGTAAGTCCCCTTGTCCCTAGAGGATGTGAATGTCTTCGTAATGGAGGACTGGAGCGTATCCATGCGCCCCGTGACGGCCTCCATCTGTTTCGTGAGCGTCTGCTGGAGGTGCGCAATTTGCTCGTCCTTTGCGGAAATGACGGCCTGTAAGTCCTCACGAATCTCTCGCTGGATTTGGGAGCGGAGGCCGGCCGCTGAGAGCTCCATCGCCTCTAGCCGAGCCGTTGCTGCCGCACAGGCCTCCTCTGCGCGCATCTTCTCCTGACGAATACGCCGGACCTGTTGTTGGGCTGCCTCCTCCACAGACTTTACCATATCCGCCTGCGTCTCCGACCTCGCCGTCGCCGTAGCCCGCTCCTGTAACGTTTCATAGGCTTCTGCACCGAGTGTAAGAGCCATGGAAACGGTTTTCACGTCGGCCGTCAAATAGAGCGGCGGAATCACGTAATCGGCTGCGACTTCCAAGCGTATATGACGAGACATTCCCTTATATAGGTATATAGGGCGGGCCTTAAATGATAAAAAATCGCACTAACCTACAGGCATGTCGTTCTTAAATACGGCAGTGGACAAAGTATACGTAATCAACATGGACAAGGATACGGAACGACTTGCTAGGTTTGACGAACAAATGCGCCAACATAAGATATCCTATACCCGAGTCCCAGGCGTCGTCGGCGCAGCTCTCGGTTATCACGATGCCCTATCCGGATTCTGCAATCAGTTCTGCACGGCCGGCATGAAAGGATGTGCACTCTCCCACCGCGCAATATGGGAAGACATGCTAAAAAACCGCTACGAGAATGTGGCCATCTTCGAAGACGACGCTGTTCTGGACGACGACTTCAACACGAAACTCCGCCAAGGCTGGGAGCAACTCCCCACAGACTACGACATTTACTATCTGGGCTGCGACATCCATTGCGACAACAAAGACCTTTCATCCAAGGTGATAAACAAGATTTACCAGACGGAACCCGAGCTCGTAGATAAGAATTTAATGTCCGTCAGCGGAAGTATGGGCGCACACGGCTATATTATTTCCGAAAAATGCGCAAAAACCATTCTAGATACACCTATAAACGGCCACATTGACGCCGAGTTAGGAAAATGGATATCCAAATTTAACTTACATGCATACTCGATTTCGCCCGTTATCGTAAATGTGGTTGAAACGGGTGATAGTAATATTTCTGAAAATTTCCCCCGACTTTTCAATACACTCATTCATCCACTCTATGTGGTACCCACTCGCCCTCTTGATTGGAGTCTCGGTGAAAATCAGATACAACTTGGACCCTATTCCTTCAACGCCCTACTCATCATACTCTGTATTCTCGTCTGTGTTCTCCCTTACAAGTACTGCTTCGGAATTCTCGTCTGGATTCTCATAGAGGGCATCTACGCAGCCGACATCAAAAACACGTCCAAATACATACAAGTCCTCGGCGGACTTCTCATCATACGACGGCTCGTCCAAACAGGGTTTAAATAATCTAATATTCTTCATATGACTTCTTGGATACGGGTTCCTCGTAAATTGCGTTCGGAAGATGGCCCTCGTGTTCGCAATTACTTCTTGACCCTGGACGACGGTGAATTCGCCGGCTATTTCGTGTCGCTTTTCAACGCACAGATGTTCAGCCTCACAAACACTCGTGAATTATATGTGTATGACAACGCAAATCCTGTTTCCACGACGTATTCGCTCCTACAGGAGACCTTTGAGCCTACACCAGGTATTCGCTACGTATCCGAGATGATGTCCGGTGTCACGGTCCTATCAGGGAGCTCGGACCCCCGCTACGCAGGATTCTTGGCCCAGGTCCCTAAAAACACCCTACGCTCGAATGCGGCCCCTATTCTCCGGTGGAGTCAAGCGATGCTCGGGTCTATTACGGAAATAATGAGAGCCCAGAGCCTTCCTCCCAAGTTTGACGTCGGTGTTCATATTCGTTCCCGGAGTCGTGTGGATACTATACGTCCCCCCACAGTGGCCTCCTATGTCTCCGCAACGCAAGACGCCGTGCGTGTCAAAGAGCCGACCGTATTTGTGCTCGCATCCGAGCCGGCAGACTTCTTCGAGTTCCAAAAGGCGGCCCCGAAGACGTGGAAACTCTTCCAAATTACTCCGGCCGTGAGCACAATTCGGGGAGTAAACGTGACGTCGTTCAATCGTCAGAGCACGGCCGTAAAGCTGAATGCATATAAAGAGCACTTAGCAGAGCTCTATTGTATGCAGCAAAGCGCCACTATCATCGGGACACTGAGTAACGATATTGGCCGGTTCCTATACTTGACGGCGGCCACCCCGAACACATTAAAGAGTCTCGACGTACAGGTATACTCATAAGCCATAAATCGACAGCATCGTCAGGTATTTCGCCTTCCACTCGCTGTACTTCTTTTGATTATTCCCAGATACACGAATCGCCCGATTCATAGGGCCGTCCAGTGCATTCAAAACTGCTCGTAATGGCAGGGTCGCATACGCCCCCTCTAACTCGGACTCCGGAAAGGGTGGTTTACTTAGGGTCATATTGACCCATTCATGAACTTCCCAGAACCAATGCCGAACGTATGTGCGTAGTTGATTCGTCGGCATCTTTTTCACGGCGTCTACGGGGTGCTCTTTCAGATAAATACGGAAATGCTCCTTACAAACATGGCAGGGAATTATCTCCGACGTCATCTTAAAAAAATGGGTCCAATGGTGCCGTTCCTCTTCTGCGTATACGGGTGTTACAAGTTTCCCGGCTCGTTCTGCGAGCCCGTGCAATAGTTTCCATAGCAGCGGCCCCCATTCTTCCGAACCCGGATAGATTTCTGGAGGCAGATTACACGGGCACGGCATCTGAATTTAGATAGCCATCTTATTTTCTTTTATTACGCAATTTTTTATTGCGTAATTGTAGAAAATGCCTAGAGGTCGTAGCTACAGAGGTGGCCAGTCTAGTTCCAACGTGGTTCTTACGCCGAGTAGTACTACAGTCCCCGCTGGTAGCTTTTTTAGCGTTAGCGCAAACGTCGCAAAGGGTACTACGGGTGGCCCGAATATATGGTCGTTAGTAGACCCTGCCGGTACCGCTCAGTTCAACAATACTGGCTGTCTTGCGCCTGAAGTGTGTGGCTGGTATGCGCCAAGTATGCCAGGCAAGTACACGGTAAAATGGACTATGGGGA